CTGAATACAATGAGGCAATGCTTATTATAGAAAATGCTAATATTGGTTGGGCAACTATACAAGTTGCAATTGATAGAGCATATCCTAACCTTTACTATTCACAAAAGAGTGACTCCCGTAATGCTGATTCGTATTTTGACAAATATCAAGACCATTCAAAAATGGTAGCTGGTTTTACAATGTCATCTAGAACAAGACCTATGGTAATAGGTAAATTCCAAGAATACATTGGGGATAAAGGAGTAACAATACAATCAAGAAGATTAGTAGAAGAAATGAAAGTGTTTATTTGGAAAAATGGTAGAGCAGAAGCACAGACAGGTTATAATGATGATTTAGTTATGGCTTTTGGTATTGCTATGTATGTAAGAGATACAGCACTCAAATTTAGGCAAAGAGGAATTGACATTACAAAACAATCATTAAATAATATGTCAGTTAATAGAACACCTTACCAAGGAAGTTATGGTGGGGGATATAATCAAGTAAAAAATCCATATGAAATTGACACTCCAGATGGTAAAGAGAACATTAAGTGGTTATTATAACCATATTTATAACAATAATTAAATATTAAGATGGCAGATACAGGTGTATTTTCAAGATTAAAAAGACTATTCTCAACAGACGTTGTTATACGCAACGTAGGGGGTAACCAAGTAAAAACAATAGATTCAGGACACATTCAATCTAGTGGTGAATATGAAACTAATGCATTAGTAGATAGGTTTAATAGAGTATATTCTACGGCACCTACTTCATTATATGGGGCACAGTTTAATTTAAATTACCAATACTTAAGAACCCAATTATACTCTGAATATGATATAATGGATCAAGATGCTATTATAGCTTCTTCACTAGATATCATAGCTGATGAATCTACCCTTAAAAATGATATGGGTGAAGTACTTCAAATTAGAAGTTCAAATGAAGATATTCAAAAGATTCTATATAATTTATTTTATGATGTATTAAATGTAGAGTTTAACTTGTGGATGTGGGTTAGACAAATGTGTAAATATGGTGACTTTTTCTTAAAATTAGAAATTGCTGAAAAATTTGGTGTTTATAATGTTATACCTTATACCGCGTATCATATTGAAAGAATTGAAGGTTCAAACCCTGAAAACCCTGCCGAAGTAAAATATAAATGGAATCCAGATGGTTTTGCTGGAAGTTCCTATGGGTACTACAATGTTCCAGGACAAAATCTAGACGGAGGACCAGACGATAAAGGGGGAATTATTTATGATAATTACGAAATGGCTCACTTTAGAATGGTTGGGGATGTTAATTACCTTCCTTATGGTAGAGCATATATTGAACCAGCTAGAAAGTTATTTAAACAATATACATTAATGGAAGACGCGATGTTAATTCATAGAATTGCTCGTGCACCAGAAAAAAGAGTATTTTATGTAAATGTTGGAGCAATTCCACCAAATGAAGTAGAAGCATTTATGCAAAAAACTATTTCAAATATGAAACGTACTCCAATGATGGATGAAAAAACGGGAGAATATAACCTGAAGTATAATATGCAAAACATGCTTGAAGACTTTTATATCCCTGTTCGTGGTAATGACAGTGCTACAAAAATTGATACTACACCAGGTTTACAATATGATGGTATTGCTGATGTTGAATATTTAAGGGAAAAATTATTTGCTGCCTTAAAAGTACCAAAAGCATTTATGGGTTATGATGAAAATACAGAGGGTAAAGCAACGTTAGCAGCCCAAGATATTAGATTTGCCCGTACAATTGATAGAATCCAAAGGATTTTACTTTCGGAATTACAAAAAATTGCATTAGTGCATTTATACACCCAAGGTTATAAGGATGAGTCTTTAACTAACTTTGAGTTATCAATGACAACCCCATCAATTATATATGACCAAGAAAGAATTGAATTGTTAAAGTCTAAAACCGAATTAGCAGGTACAATGTTAGAGCAAGGTTTAGTACCTTCAGATTGGATATACCACAATGTATTCCATTTCAGTGAAGACCAATATGATGAATATAGAGATTTAGTTCGTGCAGATTCAAAACGTAAGTTTAGAATTGCACAAATAGAAGCAGAAGGGAATGACCCAGTAGCTACAGGTAAATCTTATGGTACACCTCATGATTTAGCTTCATTATATGGTAAGGGAAGAATGGATTCTGATCCAAATAACGTTCCAGATGGGTATGCAGATGATTTAAAATTAGGAAGACCAAAGGATGGTATAACTAATAGAGGTAAACAAGTAAATAATTTTGGTAAGGACCCTTTAGGTGTAAAACGAATGAAAGATACAGATAAAAATGATGGGGATGGAAGACCAAGGTTATCTGAGTTTGAAGACCCAAAAATCACTTTCCTAAAAAATAAGGACATTTTTAATAAAATTAATGAAAAAAAATTAATTTTTGAACAAGATAAAGATAGTTCTTCTCTACTTGATGAATCTCAACTAAAATCCTAATATTTATAAATAAATATATTTTTGATGAAAATTAAACACTCAAAGTATAAAAATACAGGTATCCTGTTTGAACTATTAGTTAGACAGATAACCTCAGATACCCTTTCAGGTAATGACTCCGCAGCTGTAGATATTTTAAAAAAATATTTCGTTAAAACGGAACTAGGACGTGAATATAAATTATACGAATCCATTAGTAAGTCTTCAGTGTTAACTGAAACAAAAGCAAGCTTATATATAAACACTACATTAGATAGTTCAAAGCATTTTAATAGAGGTATACTTAAGAAGCAAAAGTATAATTTAATTAATGAAATCAAAGAAAATTATGATTTGAATGCCTTCTTTAGTGCTAAAATAAAAAATTATAAAGAAATTGCTGCTTTATACACTCTAATAGAAGGGAGTAATTCAAAAGGAATTGTTGATAATAACCAATTAATTGATAATAAAATTACTTTATTAGAATTTTTGACTAGATCAAAATTAAATCAATCTAAAAAAGATCAATTATTAGAAGAGTATTCAAGTTACGATAAGGATGTAAGAACATTAACTTATAAAATATTACTTGAAAAGTTTAATGATAAATACAACTCATTAAGTAATGATCAAAAACAAGTACTTAAAGAATTTATATATTCAGTAGATTCTACACCAGGTTTAAGAAACTTTTATAATACCAAAATTCAAGAATTAAAAGAAATTTTAAATAAAGAATCTTTAAATATTAAAGATAAAGCTACACAAGTTAAAATTACTGAAGTAGCTAAATTTTTAGTAGAATTGAGTAAAAATGATAAAGTAGATAATTCTAATTTAGTTGATTTACTACAATATTATGAACTAGTTAAAGAAATTCGAGTAGCAAATGGCATTTAAATATAAACTTAAAGAAATAGAGGTAGG